AGGCGCAAGTGACTTGACTTGTTTAGCAAAAGGAGTGATAATCTTTTCCCAATTACTGAACACAATGACCGATTGATCGTTGTCTACACATTCTTGGATAATCTCCAAGGCTCGTTCGAACTTTGCGGACTTGACCTTTTTAGTGGTCAATACTTCGGGGTTACCTGTAGCTTGGCGCAGTCGAATAGTCTCTGCTAGTGGATTGGTACTTAACATGACCTTGTCGATATCTTCAATGAGCTTTGTTCGAACCTCGTTGTAGATTTTAGCTTGATCCTTGTTCATGTCGACGTACTCGGTCGACCGAATCTTTTCAGGTAAGTCTAAAACTTGTTCCTTGGTTCGCCGAAGCATATTGTCCATCACTAAATTTTTCAATTCAGTTAAGTTGCGGTAGCCTGTTACTTGTCCAAAATTATCAAGGACGCAGTAACGTTCTTTGAACGCCGAAAAGGAGTGCCGTTCAACTCCTAACCATTTTAGGATATTGTAGGTATCTACAGGTGAGTTCAGTAACGGAGTACCGGTAAGCCCGATCTTGTAAAAACTGTTCAGTGAGTGTAAAGCCTCCCCTTGTTGACTAGTAGGATTTTTACATTTATGAATCTCGTCTACTACGACCATACCTATCTCACCTGTATTAGTGAGTTCCTTCAGCGCCGAAGTAAATGACTTGTCTCTAAGAGTTTCAATGTTAGTGATAAGGAAATACTCCTTATGGTCTAATAGTAGATCCTCTACACGTTTTTGAACTCCGTCAATCGTAAGGTTACCCTTGCGGTTTACCCGGCTACCAATGATGTGAGCCTGCTCGTTCGAATGAATTTCGACCTCTTTAGCCCAATTCCATTTCAGTCCAGACACGCAGCAAACGATCAAACAATGATTAAACTCGTGCTTACGACTGACGGCAATATCAATAGCTTGCTTAGTTTTCCCTAATCCCTGTTCATCACCTAAAAGGAAGCAAGGATGATCCTTCGCATAGTCAAAGCTCTCTACTTGATGTTCAAAAGGTTCAGTCTTATAAGTGAACTCACCTGGCGTAGCTTCTACAATTCGATTTCGACTGTCGATGTAGGATTGAACATCTTTTGGAACTTCCCCAATGATTTCTAAATCCCAATACTCCAAAGCGTGTAATACATCTTGGAAGTATCTAATAGGTACCTCAAAATAATTATAGCCTCGTTCTTTGATTTTAGGAAGCGAGGATAATTGCGTACCTAGTAGCTCCTCGTCTTCCTTATCGTTCAAGTCTGGGATTGAAATGTAAATACTATTTCCTCTTTTGTGCATCCGGGATTTTTCGATTTTTAGTTCGATCAACCCTTAGCTCCTTTCGCTGAGTATGCGATCAACTCCATCGCAGTATCCAAGTCTTCTTCTCGTCTAATAGTAAAGAATCCGTCAATTGGCCAGCCGTATTTCGCAGGAACAATTCGATCGAGTTGCGCTTTCATTTCTTCCGGCATTGCACGAGATAGCACGTTGATGCGGATTTTTGACTTAGTTTGGAAGATTTTCACAAAGTTGTATTGGTGAGCATACTTAATGAAGGATTGAGTCACTCCGCGACGAGATGCAGGGAAGTCATGTGCAATACGGTCTTCTAATTGTTTAGTAAGTGATAGCACGGTGTCGGATTTTGGAGTCCCACTCTTTGCGTTCTTGCGTTTTTCCTTAATCTCTACAACTTCCTTATCGTCTTTCTTGTCAATAGCTTCTACAACTACGACAGTAGTAGGACGAGGACGACGGTTAGTACGTTTTGAAACCTTTGGACCCGCAGTTGGTTTAGCTTCTGCTTTAGGTTCTTCCTTAGGTTCCTCTTGTTCAGGGACAGATTGAACACTATACCAACGTTCGAAGGTTGCTTTTGATACCTTAACAGTCTCTTCGCTGCTAATGTTCAATAGTTCGACCTTTTGTTCCTTCTCGTCTAAAGATACTACTTTAAACTCTTTGCGGTTGCGTTTGTTCAAAAGGATTGTACCTTTTACAAGTTCGTTGAAATTTACTTTCATTTCTTTACCTCCAGGACATTGTCCATTTCTTTATTTTCTTTATTGTAACATATTACCGGGTAATATGCAAGCGTTTTGTTCGAAAAAGTTGAACTTTTTTTTGACAAAAAAAAATCCAGGTACCGAAATACCCAGATTTTTCTGTAATTAAGAAATCACAAAGTAGATAAACAATGAACAATAATAGTATACGAAAATTGAACGAAATTGTCAATCGACTAAAAATAGAGTAAAAAAAACAAAACCCCGTAAGGATTGAACCTTACAGGATTAAGAGAAACAATATTTAGAAAAGAGCTTCCTCCTCTCTTTTTATAGATGCCAGTCCTCTGGCGATACGAGGTAGGTCGTGTGACCTACAAGTTCGATCTTAGTTCCTGCCGCAGGCATGTTCACTGCGTTCACTAAGACATTACCGCTAGTCAAAATAATGAAGTCAAGTTTTGTATTAGGCAAAATTTGATTGTTCTTTAGGACTGCGCAAGAAATGAGTACATTGTGCATAGGTCTAAAACCTTCGACGATTTTACGACCGATTGCGTAAGTACCATTTCGATACGCTGTTCCAATAGTGTTCAAAAATGCGTAACACTCGCCCTCTTCATTACGTTGGAGATAGATCTTTTCTCCATTTAATAGCTTGAAGTTTCCTTCAGCGTTTTCACTTACTTTCGGCATCTTGTCCGCCTTGCTTAGTAGTGATAAGCCCGTCAGGCTCCACTTTGAACGACTCCTTATCCGCCAAGCGTCCGTCTTCTAATAGCATGTAGTAACCGCCATTATAAGGAACGAACGTACTTGATTTCATGTCACCGTTGGCAGCATCACAATAATACCAATTATCGTAATACTTGATCCAGCCGGTCTGCATGGATCCGTCGCGATTGAAGAAGTACCAGGCTCCACCGATTCGCTTCCAGGACGTAGCCATATAGCCGTCCTTATCGAACCAATACCAATTTCCATCGGTATGGTGTAACCATTTTTCAGCTAGCATGTATCCTAAATCATCGAAGTAGAACCATGCTTTATTGTCTTCGATATATTCGAACTGCCCTTTTGGATAAGTTCCATTAGCGCGAACATACCAAAAACCAGTGTCGTCTTTTTGCCAGCCACGTTTAGGTTCAGGGACTTGCTTACCTTCGTCCGTTAGACGGTAAACGTAGTAGTAGGGACGTCCTGCATATAGCCAGCGTTCATCGTGGTCATTTACGGAGATACCGTCATACGGCCAATTACAGTGAATGATATTATCACTGTCAATGAACATACCTGTATGACCACCGGCGCCAGATGAATACCCTTTACGACCCCAGATGAAGATGTCTCCACGCTGAGCATCCCAAGGTGTATTTTCTGCTATTAGTTCATAACCGTTTTTAATTAACCAATCATGCTCGTACTCAGTATTGACCGCCCAGCCTGCTGAGACGGCGCCTGCGCTAAGTAAAGCATAATAGATCGAACTTGAACAGTCATAAGAGTCTGGACCGTTTCGGTAGTCCATGCTATAGGTTACTTGACCCTTGCGGGCTTGCATCCAAGCAATACCTTCATCAATATTTACTCCCATTAGGCCTCCTGATCGTTTTCAGCTGCGGCTTCCTGTTCCTTTTGGTAATTCTTGCTAGAAACACCAAGGACAGTACCTGCAAAGGTAGCCACAAGAGCAATAGTTCCAGTGATAGCGCTTGTATCGAATTTATACAAGACACCTAAACCGGTAATCAAAGCAATCGCTGCTGGGACTACTACGGTTACGGTGCGCTTCGCTACGTCGTATTGTTCGTTAGATAGCTTCATTTATATCTTCATCCTCTCTAATTGGTAAGTCCTTGTATTTTTCGTACAAGGCTTCGACTTCACCATTTCCGCCAAGGTTTTTATAACTTTCAAACAAAATAGATAGTTCTCTAAAATGGTCTAAAGTTGTATACCCTCGCATGACCTCTCGTTTTAGGTCGTGATAAAGACGGTAACGTTGAATTTTTTTAGTTCCGTCTTGTATGACGTCATTTTGGTGATTGATTTCTACTGTCCTTCGGTCGATCCCGTCAACCTGTCCCTTTAGGTCTCCTAGTGTACTTGAAATTTCCTCTAATACGATCTTAGCTTTATTAGAGTGCCACTCGAAGATCTTATTGACAAGGACAGTGAGTAATCCCGTACACGCTGTAATAATCGTCGTTAGGACGGCCGTGTCTGTTAGCCAATCCGGCATATCCTAACCCTCCTTATCCAGCGGCTCCAGCTTCTTCAGCCTTAGACTGTTCAGCTAAAATTTCATCTTCGATTGCGTACCGAGCTTCACGCAATTTTTGTTCGTCGCCTCGAAGTTCTCTACGATGCGCAGCGTAAAGGTCTGTGTCATGCATAGTCTCGGATACTTGCGAAACGGCGTTGGCGTCGATATTGATAATTGTAGTCTTAACGAGTTTCTTTTCAGTTCCTTGACCGACTGAAAACTCCGCTACCAATTGTCGTGTTTTTGTAAGTTCCAACATCTTTAGTCACCTCCTTTCTATCCCTTATTATAACATGATTTCAGTTCAAATTAAATACGAAAACTTATATTATCTAAATTTAACCATTTATTATCTACCTGGGATTTTACGACCAATCTTCCGTCCGTGTAGATACACAAAATAGCATTTCCATAGTCATTATTCAGTGCTTGTAGATACAATGAACTGCGAGGTCTAAATCCTTCAGGTAGCATTGCGATTACGGCTTCTTTGTCAGTTGAGCCTTTCCATACGTTACCCTTTAAATGAACAACTCCGTCGAGCGTTTTAGTGTAAAAGGCGTCACCGTAAGTTGAATGATGGTTCCAACCACTTTGGAGAACTAGCTTTTGCCAACTATAATTCTCCATGTCCTGTTTAAATAGGAACTCCTTCCAACGACCGGGGTTCCATCTACTTGCGTCATTTGACGTACGCAGGAACATTCTTCCGGACATTGTAGTGAAAAACTGAACAATTTTCCATTGGTCTAACCAGAAATTTCGAAATAGTCCCCATTCACCTCGGGTTCCCGTAGGATTGTCTTCGTACTTAGTGCTTCGCCATCCAAACTCTGTCGAACGTTTATTCCAAACGTCGTCCCACTGACCTCCTCCACGGCTTAGGCCTCCGTCTGGGTTAGTAAGACGGTACTGTTGAACTTGTTGTCCACGAGCAAAGATATCACCACCTGCGTAGATGTTACCTCTTGCGTCAATGGAGCCAGGTGTTCCTTGCTCTACAATCTTACCAACTCCTAGACGGCCGTCCTTGTCGTAGTGTAGCACTACTGATTCAGTTGCTACGGTAGCACTAAATTCAGTAGACGTGAACCTGTCTTGGATTTTAGCCTTAACTATGTAGGACTTGTCCGGCCCGTAGTTACCAGCTAAATTTGCGGACGAGTTAGTAAGCAGGGAAATAGTAGTGAACGTCCCTGACGCTGAACCTCTATCTTCTGTGAAATTAGTAGTGTTCAAAGGCGCTACGGAGAAGGTAATTTGCATGATGTTTTTCTGCTGACCACCTACCATTATAGGTGCGACCTTAGCATTTCGAAGAGCTTGGATAATGGCAGGATTTTGACGAGTACGTTGAACGGAAAAATTGATAGACGGTCCATAGTATTCTATAACGTTGATAGATACATCTTGGACGTTCGATTGTTTTCCTCGCGTGTCCGTTACCCATGCTCTTACCGTAGCAGAACCATTAAAGTTCATCATACCTAGTTTACCGCCGTTCTCGTCGATAGCTTGGTTCTTACCTACGAGTTCAGCGTGAAATACTTGGATAGTAGATCCGTAAGCGCCGGAAGCATTGTTGAAGTTGACTTGAATGTTTGACATAATTTGAAGGAAGTTGTTCCCTGTTAAAATCTGTCGAACCGCTGAAGTCGTGTCCACTAAAGAAATACCTGAAAAAGTAGGACGTACTGAATCAGGGATATTAAACTTCCAACCATTTGAATAGAAATCACTACCAATCTGCGTCGTACCATTATAGGTTCGAATACAGATGTCCATTGTCCCGGAACTCGATTTAGGTAAATACCTTGCTAAGTCTAAAGACGGCGTAAAGGATACGCTAGTAGTATAGTTCTTACCTAAATCTATCCAGTCGCTGCCGAAAACTCGGTACCAAACTTGATGCGTAAAAGTGTTCACTTTTCGATTAAAGATAACAGTATGTAAAGATCCTAGATTTCGATTTCCCTTAAAACTTGAAATCTGCGTTGACCTTGGAATACTGTCCAAGGTGTAATTAGTAGAGATAGTGATATTTCCGTGAACACCGTTATTAGGATCAAACGAAGCCCAGACGGACATTGTCTTCGTCCCGTCACTATTGTGAGGAACAGTCACTTCTCCACTTGCAAGCGTTACCTCTTCGCCGGACGTATCGTAATCCGGATGACTGCTATGGACACTTGAATCATTTAGCCATACGGACAAGTTACTAATATTTCCATAAGTCCATGTTCTATAAGCTCCATCGCGGTCGACAGTAGCTCGCCAACTAACTCGCGAGGAGTTGTTGGTGATGTCCTGACTAACTTGTTCGACGTAAAGGTTCAAGTGAAGAGGACCGTATGAGTTGATAAATTTTGTCATTTTATTCTCCTTATCCTACATACCGAATCACGTTCATGTCGGGATTGAACGAGTATTGTTCTGTTCTAAATCGGCCGACTTGAATGGATTGGGTAAAGATCCCGTTATCGATGTGAATGACCCCTTGGGTAAGGTACATGACTTCCTTACCGGCGGAGAACATAGATATTCGGTCACTTGATACTTTAATAGTAGAGCTACCGTCGTTCTTACCGATTACAAGACCTTCATTAGAGGAGCTCATGTAACTGTCGACGAACTTCTTCAGTTCCCGTAGCCCACCAAGCTCTTGGATAGTAGATTCAATTCGACTTGCGGCTAAGATTAGGTCGGCTTCGGATTTTTTGATAGCTTCTTCATTAGCTTTCATTCTACCTTCGTAAGCCTTTTCTAAGTTACTTAACTGCTCCATTGTAGCCTTAGCTTTCAACTCTGCGTCATGTAACTGAGCTTTTTCAGTTAGCGCCGTCAACTGTTGATTAGTTAGCTTTTGGTCGGCTTTACGATTCAATTCATCGTCGATGTCCTCCGGCGCGGGAGACCATCCTGTTCTAACGTTACCTTGCTCTACCTTTATCTCCCATACAGATTTCACAGCGTTACGGTGGTAGGTATTAACTCGTAAATGGTAAGTTCCGGTCGGTTTATTCCAGACGAATTTTGTACCCGTAGTACCTGTCTTCGAATCCGATACGATTTGATAGTCTCTAACGTTCTTGTCCATTATCCATAGAACTACATTATCGGACTCTTTGTTTCCATCGTGGTGAGCCGTAAAAGTCCCGTCAGTCTTAGCAGATATTAGGTAACTTTCACCTTGTACCATATAAATAGAGGTATTATTAGAATACAGAATGTTATTGTCAAAATTACCGGGTTTACGATCAGGCTTGTAAGGTCCTTTAGATCCCTTTAGTAAGTTACGTCCACTGACGTGAACATTAGCAAGACGGTCAAACCATCGATACTTAGTTCGAT